AAAAAAAATTGCTTCCCGTACAAAAACACTTCGTAGAAATAGAAGAATGTTACTTAATCCAGATAGTGGATATACTGGTATAAGCCCAACATTAACTGATACGGTATCGGTTCGTGATCCATATGAAACAATAAGGAAAGTATAATGGGCGGTTCACCAATAGTTAAGAAAGTTACAAAAGCAGTAAAGAAAGTTGTAAAACCTGTTGTTGAAACAGTTAAACCTACTTCTTCAGCACCAGAACGAAGAGCCGAAGTTCAAAAGAAAGTTGTAAGTGTTAAAAAAACAACACCAGAAAAAACAATTGTATCAAAATCAAAACTTATTCGTTCTACAAGAAAGAAACAATTAGATACTGCAGATCAAATGACGGAATTAGTTTCTGTAAGAAATAGACGTAAAAAATTATTAGGCGATACAGGAGATAGTCTTGCCTGAAGAAAAAATTTATATTCGCAATCCACGATTTAAGGATGAGCCTTCTAATCAAGAAAAGATTGCTGAAAAGATAAAGGAAAACGAAGATGCCAAAGGTGGTGACTAAAGATGGAAAAGTAAAACATTTTAGTTATTCAAAGAAAGGAATTGCTGGTGCGAAAGCGTATGCTTCCTCTACTGGCGGTAAAATTAAAAACACACCCAAAGGAGATATGAAAAGGAAATATGGAAAAGCTAAAAAATATTAAAGACTGGTATATGGATTTAAGTAAACGAGGAAAGATTATTGTTATTTCTGCTGTTGTAATAGCTGTTGTTGTTGTTATTGGCTATTTTTAATAAATGCCTTTAAATCCAAAAGAAATTATTGATAGGCATAAAAAAGCCTTAACCCGTAAAGATAACTGGCGTTCTATTTATGAGGATTGCTATCGTTATGCTTTACCTCAACGAAATTTATATGACGGGTATTACGAAGGTAGTGTGCCTGGTCAAAATAAAATGAATGTTGTTTTTGATAGTACAGCTATTGATTCAACACAACGCTTTGCAAATAAAATACAATCTGGTTTATTTCCTCCCTATAAAAAATGGTGCCGTTTAGAACCTGGTAACGATATTCCTCCAGAGAATAAACAAGAAGTTCAAATGGCTTTAGATATGTACTTGGATAAATTATTTTCTGTATTACGACAATCAAACTTTGATTTAGCTATGGGTGAATTTATTTTAGACCTAGCTGTTGGTACTGCTGTTATGTTAGTACAACCAGGTGATGATGTTAATCCTATTGTTTTTACTCCCGTTCCCCAGTATCTAGTTGCTTTAGAAGAAGGTCCACACGGTTCTATTGATAATGTTTATCGTAGAATGAAAGTTCGTGGCGAAGCTATTCTTCGTCAATGGCCTGATGCAAGTATACCCGAAGCTGTTTTAGAATTAATGAAAAACAAACCTGGGGAAGAAATAGAATTATTAGAAGCTACTATTTACGATACACAAATGGGTTACTATTGTTATCATGTCATCCATGAAAAATCACAATCAGAATTAGTGTATAGAGAAATGAATAATTCACCTTGGATTGTTAGCCGATTTACAAAAGTTGCTGGTGAAGTTTACGGTAGAGGTCCATTAGTTTCTGCATTACCCGATATTAAAACATTAAATAAAACAAAAGAATTATTATTAAAAAATGCTTCAATTGCCATCTCTGGTGTTTATACAGCAAGTGATGATGGTGTATTAAATCCTCAAACTATTAAAATTATTCCTGGAGCAGTTATACCTGTTGCACGAAATGGTGGACCCCAAGGTGCTTCTTTAGCCCCTCTTCCCCGTGCTGGTGATTTTAATGTAACACAATTAGTTATTAATGATTTAGTTATTAGTATTAAAAAAATGCTCATGGATGAAAGCCTTCCTCCCGACAACATGAGTGCAAGATCAGCTACCGAAGTTGTAGAAAGAATGAAAGAACTAGCACAAAATCTTGGTGCATCATTTGGTAGATTAATTACAGAAACGATGGTTCCGATTATTAAAAGAACTTTAATGATTATGGATGAAAAA